ACAATCAATCATCTCTTGATCTATCTCTATCTCAAAGTCTTCAACCATCTCAACCTTGCCAAGCCAATAATCTTCTAAAGATATATCACCATCTAAGTGGCCTTTCATTAATATCTCAGACATTTGGTGAACCAAGGTACCAGTCACAGCCGGGATGCTTGTAGTGTACGGAACTTGTGCCGCCAACTTAGGCATACCAGGACAGACAGTCCATTTGTCTGAAGCTGAAGGAGATAGTAGTGCGTGTTTACTAGGCATTGTTGGAAATGTAAGATTCCTTTTCTATTCTTTTTACATCATCAAGATCATATAAAATAGTTCCTGTTATCTTCCAATAACCAGGCCCCATTCCCTTTGATCTTTTATTGTCTATTGTTTTTTTGCTAACTCCCCATCTTCTTGATAGTTCGTCAGCGTCTATAGTGTTGGTGATGTCAAATTCTTTTAGATCTTTAATTTCCATAAATTTCCCTTTTCTCAGATTTCACCTATAATACCTCAATATTACTAATAATGGTAATATTTATTAAAAAATAAGGAGTATTTATGTCAATAGACAAAGCTACACCGCAGGATTGGGATCAAGCAAGAGATCGCTTGGCTTCCAACAACCAGGTAGGTGGAGATCACTACAATAAGGGGACCAATATAGAGCCGATAGATTATATTATCGCTAACAACATTGGTTGGTGTTTGGGGAATGTAATTAAACTTGTGACCAGAGATAAGCACGATAAGGTTGAAGATCTCTTTAAGGCCAAGCATTACATAGACCTGGAACTTGAAAAAGTTTTTGGGTTAGATAGTGATGGTAATAAAATACCAGAGGAACTATTGAAAAAATCCTTATAGGAGTATGGCAATGAACTTATCTGATTTTGAAGATCCGGTAATGAATGAGAGAAATAACAATACGCCTGTTTATATAAACAGATATATTGCACGATCTCTTATTGATATAGCCGGATTGGAAAATAAAGATCCTCAAGCATTAGCGGAGTATTTTCTACAAGTAGGAATTAACTCCGTTAAGCATTACAAGGATCAAGAAGTTATATTTGATATTGAAAGTCTTTAACTAAGGTCTTCCAGTATATCAATGATGTTTCTAACAGCATCATTGTTCTTCATGTGCTCATCGTTGATGGTTAGTTGAGCTTGGTCTAAAGGCTTAGAAAACACCACATTTCTATGCGGTACTGCCACAAAAGCAAACAAATCTATTTCATTATCTTTGTATTTTCTATGAGCAACTCTTTGGCCCTTCCGCATATCAAACCGCCAATTGCCTCTGCGTTCTTCTATCTTAGATTGGGTTTTGACCTGGCACTTATACAGTTTTAGGTTGTGTTCAAAGATGATGTCTGCGGATGCGTTGTGTGGAACAATGGTTACTGTGTCAGAAACTTGAGAAAGGATTGCTGCTGTGAAATATTCACCAAAACGACCAACTCGTTCTGTTGCTAGGGGCATTTTATTCTTTTAATTCTTCTACTGTTTGTTCTATTTCTTTGACAATGATGTCTGGATAAATGGCTTGTAAAATAGTTCTTGATGCTGTTTGATTTTCTCTAAATATTTTATCTAATTTTTCAATTTTTTTAGATTTTGGTATTCGCTTATAACCAGGAGATTGAACAAATGCTTCAACCTGTTGTCTTAGACCCAAAGTCTGTTGTGTTGCAAGTAGTTGCTCGTATTGCACAGGATTTAATTGCACATCACCAATTTGTCTTTTTGGCAATGGTGGTATATATCCTAGCCTTACAAACTCATTGAAAGCTACATCATTTTTTATTGCCGAAACATTTACCGGAGAATATTTACCACCCAATGTTTCTTTATAAGTTTTTATTTCTCCAAATACATTTCTTCTTGCTGGTAAATCTTTAGATGTTCTTACTCCAAGTTCACTAAAGACCTCTGGAAAACGATTGGTAAAAGAATCACCAAGAGATCTTGCATCTCTTATAATTGGATCATCCGCTTTCCTTTCATAATAAATTCCCGTTGGAACAAAGCTTGAAATAAATCTGCTTATAGTTGCTTCACCATATCTATCTGGATCATTAATCATTTCTATTGCATCACTAAGTCCAGTTAAAAATGTTTTATTGGTAATATTTTCTGAAAAAGATGCGGCCACCATAGACATTAATTGTCCTAATTCTAGGGTTTCTTCTTCAGTAAGTTGTCTATTAACATACTTTCCAATATCAGATATATCAGCAGTAAGTCCAAACAATATACCAATAGGCTCAAATCTATTATATGAATAGTATTTATCTCCAACTCTAATTGAATAAGGTTGCCATCCAGTTTCTAACATTACCGATCTTTCTCTGGAGTCTGATGGCCCTCTGCCGGTGATTAATCCAGAACCAGCATAATGATATACACCAGCCGCAACAGCACTTCCTATGGCTAATTTTGACCTAGCTAAATCTGCTTGTCGGCCCCCTTGTGCAATAGCTTTTTTATATGCGGTTGTAAACATTGCTGTTCCTGGGAATCTTTCAAAAGCAAATTTCACAATATTTACTGGGGTTCTGACAAAAGGAACAATAAATCGCAAAGATGGAACTTTTGCTATTACTCTTTGTAAGGCTTGACCGGCTGTGCCTATTTTTCCCTCTCCAAGTGGAGTAGTAAATGTTTGATATCGACCAGCATCAATTGCATCTAAATGAACTTTTGGATCTAATAACTCTGGATTACGCATTAACTCGTACGCTCTTTTTAATCCTTTACCCTCTTTTTGTGAGGTTCTAAATGCTTGGCCCCACATTTCTTGACGATAACCAATAGATTTAAAGAAAGCATCTTCAGCAACCAAGGCTGTTCCAGGGGTTCTAATTAATTTTCCTAACGGACCGGGTATTGCTTTTTGTCTATCTAGTTCCAATTTGCTCATTGGATCTATAGCCTCTCCATCTATAATCGCTTTTCCGGCCGCTCTTACACCATCCAACGCACCATAAATACTTCCTAATAGTCTTGCTCCTGATTCGCCAAAAGTAATTCTGTCTGGCCTTCTAGTAATTGCACCTATAGCGGATGCTCCAAAATATTCTATTGGAGTCAATCCAGCAACCAAAGTGTTGGATAAAGTATTTACCAGGTGTGTTGAGGGAGAAGATAATAAAGCGTTAATCCAAAATTCTTGTATGTAATCAATAAATCTAGGTTTGTATTGATCTCTTGCAAATTTTGCTATCGCCGCAGGATCATTAAGCATAGACATTTTTTGTGCAATATCTTGAATATTATCAGTACCACCTTTTAAATTAATAAAATCTTGAATTGTTTTATCTCTTACTTTTGGATTGGTAGATGCAGCCGGTCCAACTGTTTCTCTAAAGGCTCTCAAAGCACGACCAGCTTCAGCAGTAATACCAGCTATTTGTTCTTGTATTGCGGCTACTCTTGCCATTGCTTGTTGAAATTTAACTAAATCAACCTGTGTAGCATTGGTACTCTTTGCTAACCGAGCTAGATCTTGTGCATCTTTTAATGCTTCATCAAATAAAATTCTTGCGGCCATTACCTCTTCAGAATTAAATGCTTGACCAATTTTTCTTTCTAATAAAGTTGAGTCAGCTAAATTAAGATCTCTGGCTAATGCCTCTAAGTTTTCACCCTTGCTTCCAAATTTAACAACTCCCCTTCTTGCATTTTCAAAACTGCTATTATCTTTTGCAATCTTGCGAATAATATCTTTTATTTCGCCCGGCTCATTAATTTTATCTAAATTAATATTACCTGCGAATTTATCATCTGGAATACTCCCGCCTGGCGGTGTATCTGATGGTGGCACTCTTGGTGGTCTTTTATCAAAACCATAATCTTTTGGAGTGTAGCTAGGTGGCAATTCATCTGCCGGTCTAATTTTAGCAAGGTCTTCCTCAGACATAGACATAGATTTTTCTCTTGCCATGGATTGTTGATAGATCTCATCAGTTTGTTGTTTGGCTATGTTCTCTTGCTCAATTCTGTCCGCTTGTATAGATATTTCCGAATCTTGTTCATTTATTTTTTTAAATGCTTGTTCAACATCAGCGTCAGACATTCGCAATGGATCGTAGCCATTTTGCTCTAACTGTTCTATTTTTTCTAACTTTCTAGCTTCTGTTTGTTTCCATTGACTGTATGCAATCTCATCATTTGGATGTCTTTTATTTGTTGCTATGGCATCTATAATATCGTCTGATAAATCAGGAACCTCGCCCTCATAAACAGATCTTGGCGGAAGAAATCCATCTTGCTCCATCATTTCTTGGATTTCGTCAAAGTCTTTTACACCGCCTTTTTTAAGAGTCCAAGGTGGCAATCTTCCGCTTTTACTATTTAAACCATTAATAAGTTCGGTCGCCCTGTAAAAACTAGGATCTATTTTTCTTGTTATATATTGATGTGCTTTTCTTGTCTTAGGTTCTGTAGTTGGCCTTAAAGATTTTGGCAATACACCAGGATCAAAGGTTTTTGTAATATCTACTTTGGCTTCTTCTAAAGAATTATAGGTTTTTATTGGCCTATTTATTTTTTCTTGTTTTAAAAGTTTTGTTGCTTCTGTAATTTCATCTGGTGATAGGTTTCCGCTTATCTGTAAATTTTCTAAAGCATCATTAATTTCTTGATCGGTTCTTGCGTCTTTTAATACTGCTTCATATTGATTTTCTGCGTTCCTAGTTATTGCAACTTCTTTGCCTTTTATTTTTGCTGTTACTACACCAGTTTCTTCATTGACCTTAAATGGATTTTTTCTTTTGGCCAATCGTTCTGCTTGTTTCTGTGCTTTGGCTTCAGCAACACTCATCGGAGAAACAACATTCGCACCAGCGTACGGGCCTGATCCTGTCATATATTCGGGAGTTTTTGGTTTTAAAGACGGGTAAAGTGTATCGAAAGCTACTTCAGCATTTCCATATTGATTATTATAAGATATTTTTTCATTATCCGATAATGAGTTCCACCAAGTGTTTTGTTTTTCCCTGTATTCATTTATTTCTTTTCTAAAAGAGGTAAACTGTTTTCTTGCTTCGGAATCATCTATTACTTTATTTTCAGGCACATCAACCGGTTGTATTTCTTGCGCTTGTTTGTTGGCCCTTAATTTACCAGCGAATCTAAACAAGCCTTCTACCGGTATTGAAATACCAGCACCCTCAATAGCCATTTTAAATCTTGCAACAGCTTCGTTATCATTCGGATCTGCGGCTAAAAATTCTGTGTATTGGTTAGGTATTGTTTCCTGAATAACATTTGAAAGTCTTTCTTCATATGGAGAAAAAGCAAATTGTTCTGCAACTGCTCCAGCACCAATAACTTTA